TCCAGCTCATGTCTTTTCTCCTTTCTTATTATTTTCGGGCGCAGCAAATCCGCATAATCAACAATAATCAAATCAGGTTTAAAATCACGATTCTTTAGCTTGTCCAAATGAGTACGTATTGTGTTTGTGCATGCTGATTTTGTCGGATATTCCTTGACGAACAGGGCGGCCTCGATCATCTGTACCTTTTCATAAATCTGCTCTTTAAAACTAAGTAGGTCTCCCAGCGGAACCCCAGTAATACAACTATCATAACGTGAAGCAATGATGGTGTCCCCTAATTCCAATGTATAGTGTACTACGTTTTTCCCGTTCTTTAAAGCCTCTGCACCCAAATGAGTCAAAACCATAGACTTGCCGGCCCCTGTGGGGGCGATCACAACCCCAAGCTCCCCTTTGCCGAGGCCCTCTTTGCATATGCTGTCAATATTATCCCACCCAGTGCTTACGGCATTCCGGCTCTTTTTGGTGAAGCGCGCCTCAAAATCAGCTTTATAATCATACCCATGTTGATTATCTGAGCCGAGCTTAAGAGCTTCGTTGATAATCTGACTCACCTCATCAAAGGAAGAAGATTTGATAAGCCCTACCGACCGTAACATAGCCTCCTTAAGTTTCTGTTTGCGGCAGAAGTCAAGGGACACTTCCTTAATGTATTCAGCGCCCTCGACGCCCATCTCCATGTGACAAATCCGCGCAAAGTAATCCCGGAGCTGTTTTTGTACCACCTCGGTGTGGTCGTCCAACTCTGTTCGGAATAATGTAGTGAGAATCTTACATGTGGGGTGCACCCCGTAACGTTCACGGTAGTCAAACACCTTTTCAACGAAGACACGAAGGTATTTTAATTCTAAGAATGAAGGATCTAACACCTCAGAGATCTGATCCGCATAGGGGCGGTCGATCAAAATAAGATGACACATGTCTTCTTGAAAAGTTTTTCCAAACTTCGAAAAGGAAACTGTCTCAGGTGTGGAAGTATTGTTTTTCACGCTACGGGCGCCCGCTTGGTGTCTGAAATTATCCGAGCAAAAGTTTGGAACAGGTCGCTTAATTGTAACTCACCCATCCCGTCTTGGACAAACATTTTTCTAATTTCAGTTTTGTTAACCTCTAGTATGAAGTCTCGGAGGGTCTCTTTAACCACTTGTTTCGCCTGGACTGATAGCGCAGGTGAGTACAGTTGCATGAGCTTGTAGTTTTGTGTAATGGTATCCCGGCCATCAATGATATTTTGATAGCAACGCAAATTTGATTCAACGCTCTCGGCTGTCTCAATCAGTTCATCGATAGAAACAGTCTCTGCTTCTGCCATGGCCGGGAAACGCTTTGAAACAGTAGACAAGCCCACGCCCCGAATGCCTTCCAGATTATCACTTTTATCTCCAACAACTGCCCGGGCGAGGGCAAAATTAGTAGGGTGGATACCGAAGTTCTCCACAATACGTTCTCGATTTAAAACCTCTTTTTGAACGGGTCTATAAAGAATCGTTTCGTCATCCAATAACTGAAAGAAATCTTTGTCTGAACTCACAATAACCTTCTGCCACCCTTTAAGTTGCTCACTCTGAACGACATGAGATATCACGTCGTCGGCCTCCACACTCTCAAAGATAAACTGAACGATCGGCATCTGATTGAGGTATTCAAACAACCTTGTTTGTTGCCAAATCTTATTTGCAGTTTCTTCACTTTCAGACAAGTTACGAATGTCGCGATTTAGTCGGATTGGGGAGCGACCCTCCTTATAGTTTTTGTTTACAGTTTTGCGCTTACGGGAACCGCCAGGACCATCCCAGCAAACGACGACCTTATCTGGTTTTGTCTCTCGTACCAGCTTGTTGAGAATCTTTAAAAACCCTTTCATACCACCAATGGGCTGCCCGTTTGTGGACAACGATGGGTCCACAATATAAGCCCGGAAATACATGTTGAGCGCATCAATAACTAGAACGCGCTTTTTATTAAAGTCGCCTTTTTTCAACCGAACTCTCCCCAGTAGTGTAGACTACTTTTTTTATCCCACAAAATTTCATTACCTCTTCACACATTATGCATGGCTTGGACATCCTAAACTGACCTAGGCGGTTGGTTCTGATCACATACATTGTCGCACCGTTCGTGATCGATCGGTCCAAGCCCAAAACGCATCCCAACTCAGCGTGGTGGGTTGCATGACCACGTGTACGCGTATCGCGAAAGCGATTACCAAACCTATTATAATTATCTTTATTAAAGGCAGTGTTAAGAACAGAACCACCTTTGACCAAAACAGCACCGTGCTTAAAGTGATCATGGATGCTCTGGGTAGCGACGCGCTGTGCAAGTAGAAGATAGCGCTTCGTTTTATTACTAATCTTCATACCCCTATGTTAGCAAAAGACTCTCTGTCTGTCAAGAGGTTTGTCGTATGTCCTTCGAAGCATCTGGGTCGTCACCATCCAGAGTGTAAAAGTCCTCGGCTTTTCCGGTCTTGTTCTCAAACTTAAGAATAACCTCTTCGTCCATAAGTTGTAATACTCGTGCACGGAACTTATCATTTGCCATCTTTTCTAACCATGATGACTTTTGAAATTTTTCTTCTTTGCCATCCTCATAAACAAGGGAAAACCAGGCTCCTGAGTTGTTTAGATATTGCGAAGCCTTAATCGCTTCAAACCAACTCTCCTCGTCGCAGATCTTTACATCGTCGCCGCCCCACACAATTTTGAATGTGCACAGGCGCCCCTGGCTACCGAACCGTGACTTTTCAATCTTGACTTTTACCTCAGATCCAACTCGAAAACCGTTTTCATCCATGATAAAACTGGCCTTCGCTTTCCGGCCGGTTAACCAAATACGTAATGAATACGAATAGTTAAGAGCTTTGCCCCCGGGCGTGAAGTACGGGGTGGTCATTGCTTCAGCTATGTTGGAAGTAATATTGGTCTTCAGTTGGTTCAGAACCAACAAAGTTGAACTGCTATTAGCAATCGGCTGAACCAGTTTTGAAAGACCCTTTGATAAAATCCTTGGCTTAACCGCCATGGATGACAAGGGATTGAAATCTCCTTCGATGTCCGATTTGCTAGGCGTTAGTGCCAGACTGTCCCAGATAAAAAGGAATTGTTCTCCAGTACCCAGCAACTCCTCAATATATTCTAATACTGACTCCACGCTGGACGCCTGCACATACAGCACGCTTTCCACGTCGCAGCCGGAGCGCTCTAGAAATGTGGAGTCAAGCGCAGACTCGGAATCGAAATAGACCACAGTAATGCCCATCTTCTGGGCATTGGCTGCGATTTGAGAAGCCATATAAGATTTGCCGGTTGACTCTAAGCCTGCAATTTCGACAATTTTCCCCATAGGAATCCCAGCATACTTGCCTCTACAAATAATTGAGTCAAGCCATCGTGAGCCAGTAGGAATCCACTCCTTGACGTCAGTTGGGTTCTGCTCCGTCAGATTATATGCAATTTGGCGCCCCTCTTTTTTATTAAGGAGTTTGCGCATTGCTGTAATACTTACCTTGCCGGCCTTGGTCATCCATCAATCCTTAAGGTTCCGAGGCTAGTTTCCACATCTGTCGACCAGCCTATAAAAAGGTTCTCTGGTGCGGACAAAACATCCTTGACAGTGGTTTTCACGTTAGCCGCCAAGGTTAAAAAGCCGCGCTTGTAATCATATTGTTCGATTGTCTGATCAATAAAATCAAGCTCATACACATTTTCGCTCAGAACCCCAGCAACGAACGATTCAAATCCCGAACCATCGCGCTCGTAACTCTCTAGAAAGTCCTGGGCTCTCATATCATTAATGGCTTCATTATTAAACCCGGTAGCAGCAATCGTCTCCGAAACAGTCTCAGCAAAGCCCGTGTTCTCTAACACGTCTTCCACATAACCGTCGCGCGCATGAATAATATCACCGCCAATAGAATAGGTTAAAACCAGTGTCTTATCATCAGGCAAGTTTGCCTCTCGTAATTTATTTTGTAAACTCATTTTTCTCCTTATGTCAAAAAGCTGAGACATCTGTAACCCCATGCCTCCCTGCGGGTACGTCCTAGCCCAACAACTCGTTGAATGCAGTATCAACTGTGGAGGTAGAAGGAGCAGCCGTAGCACCGGTGCCGAACTTCTGTGTTTCCGTTGAAACCCCCTCAGCGTCATCAAGCAGATACGCGTCCAGCATGGCACCAACCTCTTCCGGAGCCTTGCGCTCGAAGAGCGTCTCAAGGTCAGGAATGGATTCCAACCATTCGGCGCACAGCTCGTCACTAGTCTCACACAGGGCCGACGGGCGTCGGCGCGGGGTCAGCTTAGTCTGAGGAAACTGAGCCCCAGGCGGCTTGCCATAATGCAGCAACACGTCAGTTCCCGCATCAGGATCGGTGATATCACCGTACTCCGGGTTCAGCACGAGGTTGATCAACTGCTCGTAAACAGTCTTCCCATAACCCCACATACGTACGCCCTGGTCCTCTTCGCCACGTACGATCACGGGCGAGAAAAAACGCTGGCGCGCCATCAAGTTCTTTGCCATCTTGATGCTGTCTTCGGTACCCTCGTTAAAGAGCTTGCGAACGAACGAATCCAGCGGATCGTCTTCACCGAAGTTCTTCTTGGGGGACAGGAACCCAGGGTTGTCACCCAAATTATAGTGAAACCAGAAATCCTTGAAGGGATCTCCGTCTGCAGTGGGTACAATACGAATTGTACTCTCACCGTCTGTGGGGCGCCAGAAGCTACTCTTCCCGCCTCCACGGTTCTCCAACGCCACCTTCCTTTCCTTAATCTTATCTAAATTGATAGCCATTTTTCTCCTTTCTTTTTGCTCCAGGCTAAAGTATACTTAGCAAATTTCCTAAGCATCTATACTTAATCTAACACAGCCCAACTGGGTTGTCAAGTACTTTTTTGAATTTCTGATGTGTGTAATACAGTGTACACGTAGTCCGTGTCGTAGTCTGTTGAATATATTTGATAATTAATCTTCACGTTGGATGCATCTTTTTCCATATAAGCTTTTACCTTCTCCAGAAGGCCTTGTTCAGCAAGTCTGTCTTTATTGATAGCAAAATAATACTCCTTTTCTTCCACGTTGTCAAGCTTAAAAAATGGTATATCCCCACTCTCTAGGGCCCCGACGCCGAAAGTAGCCAACCGGGAGGTCGTCGATAACTCAGACCTGTTCTGCAACTCACTCTCGGTATTATCAAAAACATTTATCATGTGGACAGTACTAGCAACGAAGTCATTAATCTTCGAATAATATTCCTTAATAGTAAGCTGTTCCTGTAAGATTTTTTCTATTTGTAGGTTGTCAATTATGAAAAATTTCTCAAACACTCCGGAGCGCGCATACTCCTGGAGGACGTGAAACACGGCTCTTTCGTTCAGCCGTTCTGTCTCATTTAGATATTTTCTTTCCGGCACCACATACATTATCCAAATTTTTCGATTCTTTAATTGTTCCAATATACGCAACGCACACGCAGATTCAATCGACGCGCCGCAAACGATGAAAAACACTTCTTTTTTAATCCCCTTAAAAAAAGTTTTTAAAGGGAGGGACGCCTCCTCATATTTTTCGGGATGTTTAAGGTCCGGGAGACAATAGTCTCGCGGTCCGGTGCCTGCGTGTTTGGATATCTTGTAGACCGTATACTGTGGATATGCCTCGAAAGAAGACGCTAAATTGATCGCCGGGCGTGTCAGCGCAACAACACTTCTCATTTCTAATCGAGTACTTCTTCCAGAACAACCCTACCTTTAAAGCTGCCGCGGGCGCCGGCCTTAACCTGGCGCGCCGTCTCTACATCATAAGGATCAAACCCGTAACAAGTAGTAATTGCTGCAACTACCTCCAGGATATCGGCCAATTCTTCTTCGGAGGGAGCAGTTTTAAATTCATCCACTTCCTCATTAAGCTTTTCCCATAATTTCTCTTGGTAC